ATGCTTTATTTCTTTTCAAGAATCCCGCTATTATCAACGCCTTGCCAGTATCTAACGCTTTATTTTTGTGTGTTCTTCATAGATTTGAAGGTTATCAATTTACGCATAATGTGTACACTGATGTGTATATCTTCTTCCGGAGTGTACACATTGCTTACAGACACAAAATTAAGAAAAGCTCTTGGCAAAAAAAGAGACCAAATCGAGGTCATTTCAGACGCACATGGTCTGAATGTCAGGTTGTCTACATCCGGCAGTATAACATTCTTTTACCGCTACAGATGGAACGGGAAAGCCGCTCAACTAACGATTGGTGATTATCCAACCACCTCATTAGCTCATGCGCGAGAACGTAGGCAGCAGTTCAGGGCTTGGCTAGCGGAAGGGCTTGATCCTAGACGGCAAGTAGTACTCGAGAAACAGAAAAAAGTAGAAGCGCTCACAGTCAAAGAAGCATTCGATTACTGGGAGAAGTACTACTGCATCCCTGAAGGTCTGGTAAAAATCAAAGTTAACCGCCGCGACTTCAATAATCATATAGCCCCAGTGCTCGGAAATATGATTGTAGATCAGACCACTAAAGCTCACTGGCTAAATCTTTTTGACGGTATGGGGCGAAGAGTGGTTACAGGGCAAATGCTCGGTTTGATGCAGCGCACATTTCGTTTCTGTTTCAACCGTGGGGTAATTAACGTGAACCCTATTGAAAGCCTTAGACGATCAGATGTAGGGCTCACAGCAGCTGTAAAAGATCGCAGGTTAAGTGATGATGAAATCATTACAGTTTGGAATGCCCTGCCGGAGATGAAATATAGGCAGCAATTGATAATGAAGTTTCTCATTATGACTGGCTGTCGAAGTACAGAGATCAGAACAGCAAAATGGGAATGGTTTGATTTCAAGGAACAAACATGGACTATCCCGGCAAGTGACTATAAAACTGGGAAGTCGGTGAGAAGGGCGCTTCCTGAGGCTGTAATACAGATGATGGTAGCTGAAAAAGAAACATCAGTTTCAAATCATGTTGTGACGTTGTCACGATACAGGGGGCCAGAAGATGACAGGCCGCCACTTCAACCAAACGTGGCTCTGTTCTCTGCGCAGATAATTGCAAAAACAGGGATGAAACCTTGGTCGCTTCATGATTTGAGAAGAACAGTGGCGACGCGCCTTTCTGAGTTAGGTGCGCCACCACATGTTGTGGAAAAGCTACTAGGGCATCATATGTCTGGAGTCATGGCGCGGTATAACCTCCACGATTATTTGGATGATCAGCGTCATTGGCTTGCTGTTTGGCAACGTCATCTTGAGAAGTTGATTGGCCAGCCTCTGGTTTGATACCCATGTTGTCTTCCCAAGCAAGAAGGTCTGACAAACGCCATCTTTTAGGACTGCCATTTATTTTTGGCTTCGGAAACGGCTGAGAAAAGTACGATGGCATCCGGGATGGTGTGCTCCAGAAATACAGTGTGCTGCGCGAAATTTTGTATCTGGACAGAATGTCACTGGTTATCAATATTTCATCTTGAAAATGAGATGTGTTATTCATAAAAGCCCCTTAGTTACATTGTCCAGGAAGATGCTGCAGCCTACGGGCGCAGCTCATGGCCGTCGCCACATAACTGCAGCGTCGGTTAACCACCTCAACAGTGATTTTTGAACCCTGCACCACGACGGTATAAGTCCGCTTCATTTTCTGCCGACCATAATCGCCATAAAGCTCAACGTGTTTTGCCAGTGCGGCATCACAAGCCTGGCGCCCTAGCGGTGATTGCTTGCTTCGGTTTATCAGTCGCATATCCACCTCACACAAATACATCAACCGGATCGCCAACTGCTCGCGCGTTGTCGTTCGCTTCACGGCGGAGGCCGAGAACATAGCCAACGGGATCCCAACTGGACAGAATTGCGTTGAGCTCTTTCTGGCTGTGCCAGGTTGTCATGCGCTTTTTAAGCGCGGTGGCGCAGGCGCGCACGTTCGCTCGTGTGGGGCCGGCCATCTTCATGAACAAGCACAAAGTCAGAAGCAGATCCGAATATTCGTCGGCGGCCGCGCGCAATGCCACAGGGTCGATGCTGGCTTCCAGCTCGGGCAGGCGGTGTTTCAGGCTCATTTGGCACCTCCCTTACGACGAAGAGCCATTCTTAATCTGTTTTTCGCCAGTCTGGCTTTGCGTTGTGCGGGCGTTTCACGTTCGCGAGCGCGCGCATTTGATTCACGATTACGGCGGCGCCTGGCGTTGAGTGATTCGTCTTCGCTTCGTAAATGCATCCGAGGTTCCCCGTCCTTTGGCTCGGGCCACTGGCGCGCCTTATTTACCGCGAGCTTATCGATCATCGCCCGGGTAATCTGCTCGTCAGTGATTCCCGCTCTGCGCTGGGCATCCCACATCAGGAACTGCATATCAGCCCATTCGCTGTGGTCGTTAGGTTCCGCGGCAGCTTCAAGCGCTTCTATGCTGAGGTGTTTCAGTGGGCCAGCCGGACCAACATTGCCGAAGGTGGCATGTGACCATTCAGCGTGTTCGCGGCGAACCTGATTGCGAGCAAATGAGAACTCCCCCAGCAGCGCTGCCAATGCGATTTCAGTAATACGCAAATACAGGGCCGCGCGGGACGGATTGCTGAATTCACCCTCTTTTAAAAACTTCGATATTTCCGCCACGTCAGCACGGCACACGGCGATTAATTGCTCATTAGTGAATGTGGCGATATCAGTCATTCCAGGCCTCCAGCTCGTTCTGGATTTCTTCATCGATCTCGTCATTTGTGGCTTCTTCGTCCAGGTAATCACGCGCTTCTTTGAGGTACTGTTCCCGGCGTTCGTCATACCATGCCGAGAACTCAGGGGACCAGCCATCAGTCGTGCCGTCATAGTCAACCTTGGCGTTACGTTCAGCCATGCTCTCGACCATGCTATAAGCGGTGGTAAGCGCAGCTTCGCGGATATACCCGCGCAGATCACGCTTGCGCCAGTACGGATTCACTTTCGAATCGCAGCGCCCTTTGAATTCAACTTTCCAGCGGCGTATGCATCGTGCGTTAAGTGATTTGCTCATATCGTTACCGGGAGGGCGAACCCTCCCGCCTCCCTTAGCCCAAGTATTCCGGTTTCATGTCGTCCAGGGTGATACGGAACTGGTCATACAGTTCATCACCGAGGTGACGGCGCGATGAGGTCAGGGTGCTTTCTGCCTTCGCGAATAACGCTTCTGCTTCCGGATCCCCAGGGTTAGGAAGTGAATTTATGGCAGCCTCAACCTTGTTCTTCGCATCAACAAGGTAGTAGCGCTTCACCGCCTTATTTTTCAGTTCGGTATAAAGAGCAGTACCCAGCAGAGCTTTCTGTGATTCGATGTCTGCGCGAATGGCTTTGGCCTGATCCACTGAGTCAGCTGTATCAATTCGGTCGCGTAGTCCATCGGCAAGAGAATCAATGCTTATAGTTGTGTCTTGTTCGCTGGTAGTGATATCTGAGCCGCTGGCAATCTCAGCTACAGACATTCTTTGCACCGGCGCCGGATTGATTTCTCGTTCTGTTCGTTGCTCAACTTCATCCGGGCTATAAACACCCAGAATCACTTCAGGGCAGTACAGGCGAGCCCAGTATTTCACGCCCAGATAAGCGATCTGCTGCTTAGGGTTAGAAACCCACAAAGGGGAATTGCGAGTTACAACACCCGAGAGATAAAGCGGCTCACCCCAGGTGATTTCTGACTCACCGCGAAGGATCGCGCCGACCTGAACAAACAGCCCGATTTCGTCTTCATCAGTCCAGCCGCGTACCCGTTCGGTAACTGTGTATTTCCCATTTTTACCGTGTTTTTCCCTAGTGATTTCCTGCGTTCTTGTGCAGCGCTCCCAGTCTCCGCCGTAGCGGTAATGAAATCGACCGTTGATAGCACTGGAGCTGGCGATTACCGCGTTGACGAGCTGGGCTTCATATCCGAGTACGCCGTTTACCAGATGCGTTTTTTGCGCGACCGCATAGGGATTCATGCCCCATTGCATAGCCTGCATAACGATGGCCATGCAATCGGCTGGCTTACCTGCAAGGTGAGCTGGCACTGTCACTTGTGAATCAGCCATAAGGTTTGCGAAAGCAGTTAACTGACCGAGAGCCTGAACGTTAAAGATCGCGTTGCTTGCTGAAATGGTGTTTGGTGCCTGCTGTTCGGCTGTAACAATGTTGGTGTTTTCCATGACTGTTCCCCCTTATGCCTGTACGCGCAGCGCTTCGAGACGGCGCACATCAAAATCGTTAAGTACTTCGGCGTAGTCTTCAGTGATCGGCGCCGGCCATTCGCCAGTGTCGAAACCGTTCGCGATGGCGCGCATTGCTTTGCGGTATTCCAGCATGCCGAGCTCCAGTAGTTCTTCGGATGCCTCGATAATGGCGATCCAGTGGTAGTTCTCGTCTTTGTTGACGAAGATCCAGAAGAACTGATCCAGAGCAGCGGTTTCGCAGTACATAGCCGCGCTGAGGTGGTAATCGCGCTCAATGATTTCCCTGTGCAACTTCGCGCGCAGGCCTTCCTGCTTGATGTTCCACATGCTGATGGTCTTCAGGTCCGCACCAATGCGCAGGCCGGTCATGTCTATCTCAAGGTCAGGGCGTACGCGAACTTCCAGCCCGGTTTCCTCATCAATACCGAAGTAGCTCACCTCAACGGCGCGGTTCGGATGCTGGAGCAGCTTGCCGGCGGTGGGGTGATTCAATAGTGCTTTCTGAATATCCAGCGCAGTGCTCATCTGCTGGCGGGTAACCAGTATTTTTCCTTCCGGGTTTTCGCGCCATGCATCCAGCAGTTCGTCGGCAAACACGGCATCCGGTTTAACCGATTTCACGGCCTGAATCAGATCCGCTTTATTGCCTGATATTTTCAGCGGCTGCGCCTTCTGGGCCTCCTGAGCGACCATGTCAGGATTGATAATCGCCAGCTGTTCTAACAGGGCATCACGGCTACCGCTGGTTTTCACCTGGGCGGACAGAGTGGCGTTATATTCTTTGATGCAAGCCTTCATTGCGGTCGCGGTTTGCTTCTGACCGTCTTCGATGCGCTGGAACTCAGCAGGCAATGACATATAGCTCTGCCCGGTTTCTTCAACTGATGTCCCTAACGCAACCTGAGCAGGCAGGGTGGCGTTATATTCCTCCAGGAATCTCTTGATATCATCTGCGCTGAGCAGTACCGGAAGCCCATTGTTGTACTCATCGATAAACGCGCGGATCGTCGCAGTCGTGGTGAAAGCGCCTTCAGGGATTTCCGGCTCGATGCTGAATTCTTTTTCCAGCTGCTCAGGCTGCAGCGCCAGCGCATGCACCAGATTGCCCATATCCAGAACTGGAGATCGCGTTTTTTCAATGACTTTCGAGACGTGACGCTTTTCGAAATACATCAGAGATATACGGGCATCTTTAACCTGAGTCGAACTGGTGCCGTTCGCCGCGTGGTAAACATCGTTCGGAACACCTTCATATCGACCGGGCTCGAAGAATTCAGGCCATTTTGTTGCTTCCGGCTCTGGCTCATGCTCTTCTTCTGCAGTTGCTGATTGCTGGTCTTTCAATACTGCCGCGGTAAGGTCAGGGCAGCGCTCAGCAAGAATGTCGCGCATGTTCACGGGATCTGCTTGCGGAGCAGTTGCATCAGTGCCTTCGCTTGCTGATACCGCATTATCATTTTCGTCTTCGACTGGCTGGCTATCCATCAGACCATCAATCGAAAAAACACCATTGCCCATGTTTGAAACTTCAGGCTGTTTGGGTTTGGTCAGGTCTTCCGTTACCCAGTTCGGTGCATCTGGATCGCTTACCCCTTCGACATATTCACCGCGCTCAGCTGCGAGAATCTTATCCACGGCTGACCGTTCAGCGACGGCGGCAGATGACACATGCCCGGCTTTCTCAAGCGTTTCAGCAGAGGGTGTTTCATGCTTATGCCCTGTCAGGTTCGCGTTGATATAGGTCTGCAGACTTACCGGGAAATGATGAATATCGCTGGTGGCGCCACGAATGAGGGCAAAAATGGCAGCGCGTGAATAATCCAGGATGCCTGCGGTTTTACGCAGCGCAGCAGACCATTCTTTGAACGGGCTTTCTTTTTTCTGGACGATTTCTTTAGCACGGCGATGAATGGATGCCGGGAAATTGTAGATATCGAAATCCATCGGCATTGTGGCCAGCGCAATCTCAACATCAAGCGTATCAAGGGTATGGGTGTAGTCAGGGTTGCGATCGGTTTTATTACCGCCGCCAGCATTCGTGCCGGTGTCCGTTTTCTGAACGGAAGAAATGTAATTTCCGGCAGACCATTCGCGAACGAGTTTGCCGCGGTCAATGTGCGGAGTTTCAAACCACAGTTTTGCAAACTGGATACGCTTGCCCAGTTCGTGGCGCTTACCTTCAGGAAATACAGCTTTGTTGGCGCTGGTAAATTTCCACAGGGTAGGCATGTCGGCATCCTTTAACCCCTGGACGTTCTCAGCGGCGAGAATCAGATCCTGCACTGCGGAGTCATCGGTATCCATTTCCAGAACTGCGAGCTCTTTACGATGGGGAATACTGATTTGATAGACGTGGTTATCATTCGCCATGTACTGCGCCAGCAGCTTAATGCGGAACGGCTGCTCAGCAATATTGAACAGGGCGTTTTTATCGTTTTCGTATTCAGCATTGCCGAACGACTCCACGTTATCGCCATCACCAGCATCGCCAGCACTATTGCCTTCAACCAGCTCGCCAGAGGCAGGCTCAGAGGATACTCCAGCATCATCGGTGTGATGAACGTCCGCAGGCTCTTGTCCTGGCTTTAATGCCCAGGTGCGGCCATCGTCGGCAAGCTGGTAGCGTTCGCACCATGAGTAATCGAGCACGCCTTCAGCCGGCAGGTCGTTAAATACCGGGAAATCGGTACGGATTGGCTTTTGATAGTCTTTGCCGCGGCCTGTTTCGATCTCTGCATCTTCCAGGTCGACGTCCAGCTGCAGCAGCGCGCGGGATTCGGTTTTTGCAGACCGCCAGATTACAGCATCGGCTTTACCCGATTTTTGAGTCGCTTTTATCAGATAAAAATATTCCATGTGATAGCCTCAATTTTGGATGTAGAATCCCTCGGGCCATTGATAGCGCCCATTCAGGGTGTTCATTGGTTTTTGGTAATTTCCGGTGGAACTTTGGTCGGTGTCACCGGACGTACAGCCCGCTTCGGCGGGTTTTACGTTAGGCCTCGTTGGCCATCTGGTCGTATTGACCGCACTTCGTAGAGCAATAGGTTCTTTCCCGTGGCGCCAGCTGCGAACCGTGAATGATGAGGATGGTCATTTTTACTTCCTTGCCTTCCTCAATCGGCTTGCGGCAATAAGCGCATTTCTTCTGCATAACTCCCCCTACATCTGCGCCGTAAATGCGGCTGGGTTTTCTGCTAAAACTCCCTTAAGCGGGTAACAGTTTTCTTCAATTCCCTGCTCAACAGCTGCTTTCTTACAATCCGACTCGCTGTCATACACACCGAGAAGAACGTCCTGATTTCCGCCAGTCAGCATGCCGACAGTGAGAACCAGTGCGAACATCGTGTTCATGAAGGGTCACCTTTTTGTGCGAGCATGTAACACACCCGACGAATGAATGCTGACAGAGGGCTTAACCGAATAGCCTGCTGACGAGCGGGTTTACGTGCAAAATCGACCATTGATATAACTCCCACAGTGCGCTGATTAGCGCCGTCCAGATGAAGAGCCCGATAACTGCCGAAATGATCAGGGCTCTGATGCCTTGCTTACTCATTTCAACCTCTGCCTTGTCGCCGGCCAGCGGAACGTTGCTACCTACTGCGCATTGATATTTCCACCTCATCCCGGCATTCGTATGCTCCGGGCAGCTACTTCGTGGGCGTCCTGCCTTGGTGGGGTGTTGCTGGAGTTAATTAAACACAATGTTTAATGTTGTGTCAACATTATGAGCAATTGGACGTAAACAAAAAGTTTATAGCGAGGAGTGGGCTAATGCAGGGAGTATGTTTATGGGCCTATTCTTTGGTTATAAAAACATCTATGAGGGCTAATGGTATGCGGTATGAGGATGAGTTTTTCGCGGAGATGCACCCGCAAATAGCCCAGGTTATCCGGATAGCGGTTATGCAGCTACTGGTTGAGAAGCAAGAGCCGTCAAGAGGGGCGCTGATAGAGATAATTCAGGTGTTGTGGCAGGAAGACCCGGTCGATCTGGCTGTGGAATTGGCTATTGACGTACTGTTGAGTATTGGCAATAAAAAACCGGCCATAGTAGTAGGACCGGTTATATGCGCATAGGTATTACTAGTTGAGCTGTAATTTAATACCATTTAGTGTAGTATTTTTTAATATATCATCAGCAAAGTTTTTGAAAAACGTCCTGATGAATGATGAGAAATACCAACTATTTTCGAGAATGAAATCTTGCGACATTTCACTCTTACTGTCGAATACAAATACCAGGCGGATTTCTATCTGTAAAAAAAACTCTTCTTTACCATCAATATGCTCTTGATCACCTTGAAAACCGCGTATACATGGGCTGGCACGCATAGCAAGAACACCGGCCTCAGGTTTATCAACCAAATGTCCGCCAGCTTCAAACTCAACAGTACCATAGTCGACTTTTATACTTCCCTTTCCTTTAACCAATGAGTTTTGTTTAAAGGTTATATTAATAGCAGATGCTTCTATTAATCTCAGTTCCTGTAAATCCATGATCTTCACAGCCTATATCATTTGAACTAATAGTGATTTTAATTATTTTTGCATCGTTCAGATTAATATCATTGGAGTTAGAGACGTATCTATCATATGTGCATTCAGGAACAATAGGGTGAGATACATCTTTACCATCTTTACTGATGACGACTTTCACATTAACGCTTAGTGCATATGAGATGTCCGCTAAGGTCTTAAGAGTCATATTTCTTGTGCCATCAAGCAACTGGCTAACATAAGATTTAGACTTACCAAGCTTTTTAGCTAAAGTGCTTTGAGTAACGCCTTGATCTTGCATGGCAAGAAGAATGTCTTCAGTTGTATTGAAAACTAAGCGTGCACAGCATAATTCCCTTTCACTTATAAAGGGAAATTCGAAGTCGTCATCGAAGTCATAGTTGTCAGTAGTCATCTAATCCTCTCTCGATTCGATCCCAATTGTTACAGACTTTTTTGATATCGGAATCGTGTAAATCATCAAAATCCTTGTAAATATAATGACTTATAAAAAAGGCTCGAGTTACTCTTTCCGATTCCCAATAGTAACCTCTGATTGGTATCTTCTTGATAGCCCAGAAATTTTTTTTGGGCTTCCCGTTGTAAGATGGTAGTTCTCCTTCCTTACGTACGCTCAGCTCAACAGATCTTTTGCCTGTAGAAAGACGCTCAATCTGTAACAGAAGGTTCATGAGCATAGATTTCTGCCTTTTGGCTGGGGTCACACTTTTCATAGCTACCGTGAGCGATGCCAAAGCCCCTTTGCATTGAATTACAGAAAACTCACCTTTATAGATTTTAGGGATCATCTGCCAACCTAGAGTTAATGTATATGTTAACCGACAAAAATCAAGAGAACCATAAGGTTTGAGTAAAAATAATTTAAGCTATGTAAATACATATGGTTATAACGGTTTGATTTTTTTTATTTTTTTATTCGTCGCTGCTTTTGATGCGTCGCCCCATGTACTTGGCATACAGCTCGTCGAGCTCTTTGAGCCGCAGAGATACGATCCGCAGCATGTTCTGTTGCTCTTCTTCGTTGGGGAGTTGGTTATAGAGTTCCAGCAACCGCTTCTCGTCAGGGCGTAAACCATCATTTGCATCGACGTCCTGACCTAAAACCCACTCAAGGCTTACGCCAAGAGCATCAGCGAGCTTTATGGCAGAGCTCTTTCCGATCGCTCCCCGCACAAACCAGTTGTTAACCGATTGCGAACTTACACCACAAATTCTCGCTATATCCGCTTTGGATATGCGCTTCATCTCAATTATTTCATTGAGCCTTTGGACCTGTGGGTTGTCGGACTGGTGCGTATTTTTTCTCATATATCACGATTTTAAACTAAATGTTTACCACCTCAACATTCATAAAGTTGACATTAAAATAAACATAATGTTTAATCCTCTCTGTAACTTTAACGGAGTGGTTTATGAACGCATTAGAAAAAGCCATACAAATCGCTGGTGACGCAACGAAGCTAGCAGAAAAACTGGACGTCTCATCTATGACGATTAGCCATTGGAAGCATCGCCATGGGGGAGCAGTTCCTCAGTCTCGGGTTTTCCAAATCTTCCGGGTAACCGGCGTTACTCCGCATGAACTTCGCCCAGACCTTTACCCAAATCCAAACGACGGTTTGTCTTCACAAAATCTGGCGGGATGACCATGCAAACACTTTCCTTTCAACAAAATACCGGATTCAACCCCGGCGCTCTGATAAAGCGAAATCAGGCGAAAGTGGAAGATCACGACGGCATTCGTTCTGCCGTTCGCGCCTGGGCTGCAGCTGAAGGTCAGGATGTTGTTTCGGCATACATCATCGATGAGTGGCGCCAGCAGGGCGGGGAAGAAATTGAATTTCCCGCGGACATCAGTCGCGCCCGCCAGAAGCTTTTCCGTTACCTGGATAACGAGGTCGATTCGGAAAAGTATCGCGCGAATGTTCGTCTTCTGACGCCAGCCATCATGGCCGTCCTCCCGTTGGAATATCGCCATCGCCTGTTGCCTGAAGACAATTTCATGTCCCGACTGGCGCGACTGGAGAAGGAGACCAGCGAAGCGAAGGTTGCTGTTGCTATGGGGGCTCCACGCCATCAAAAGCTGAAAGAACTGAGCGAGGGAATATTCGAGATGTTCCGGGTTGACCCAGAGCTAACGGGGCCGCTAATGGCAATCGTCACCTCAATGCTCGGCACGTTGTAGCTGGAGGTTTACGTGAACCATATCGAATTCATTGAGAAAAACGTCCGCGAAGAGCTTATCCGGCAGGGCTTTACCCAGGCAGTGGCTCAGGGGGGGGGCATTTCAGGCCGTCGATATGTACAAGCGCATGTCTCAGGCAAGTCATAAGGGAGGCATTTTTGATGATGTTATGCGCCACGCCAGGCTGCGGGCTGAGAAGCAAACCAGCGCTGCAGAAAAGCGAGAAGCAAAGAAATCAATCCGTAAGGGGAATAACCATGTTGGGTTGTTCTGAGTGGGTGAAGACTGTTGTGCGCCAACACAGCCAGTCTTCGGGGTGTGAAAAAAGGGCTCTTAGTTCACGGAGTGAGTATGTCAAATACCGCTGAAGTTATCAATTTTCCGATTAAAACCGAGCGTTCGGGAGGTCAAATGGCCGACCTGGCTAACGGGTATACCAAGATCGCAAACGAGATACAGAAGCTCAAGCCACGTCTGCGGATGTCTGGTCGTGAGTGGCAGTGTTTTGAGGCTGTTATCTGGCTTACCTATGGATGGAACAAGAAGCAGGACCGAGTAACAAACACGGTGATTGCTGAGCTTACAGACCTCGGAGAGTCGCATATTTCCGACACAATCAAATCTCTCGCGGAGCGGAAAATTATCTTCGCTCATAAGCAGGGAGTGATGAAAATTGTCGGTATAAATACTGAGCTATCTGAGTGGATTTTAGACAAACCGAAAACGGGAAAACTCTTCCCGGAAACGGGAAAAGTGTTACCGAAAACGGGAAAACCTTTCCCGGAAACGGGAGACACCCAATACAAGAACAAGAACAATAGTAAAAGATCTTCTTCGTCTCGGAATTCTAAAGAATCCCGAAACGAGGAAACTTTGAAGTTTCTCTCTCGTCATCCAGAAGCGGTCGATGGGATTTATACCCCTGCGGGAAAATCCTGGGGAACAGCTGACGACCTCAAAGCCGCGCGATGGATTTTCGATAAAGCCCTCACCGTGAATGCCTCACTCTCAGAACCGAACTGGGTTGAATGGGCAAACACCATCCGTCTGATGCGCATGCAGGACAAGCGCAGCCATTACGAAATCTGCGAATTGTTCAAGTGGGCCAACGAAGACAGCTTCTGGCAGAACAACATTCTGAGCCCCACCAGCCTGCGAAAACAGTGGGATAAGCTCACGACTAAACGCCAGCGCAACCCAAACCCACAACACGCGAAATCCTGTGCAGCTGCGCTGGACAATACCGACTGGATCAAGGGGGTACTTGAATGAAATCTCTCGCAGAAAGCATGCATAACTTTGACCGGAAGAACTTCCAGCGTATCGCCGCCGGCATGCCTGAAATGCAGGATGCGCATAGCTTTGCACATCAGGCGACAAAAACGGCTGAGATATTCAACGAGCTGTTTCGCCAGCTGCTCGCCGTATTCCCGGCACTGGCCAGCAAGTCTGCAGAAGACCTCAACGAGATGCGTCGGCAATGGCTTCTGGCGTTCAAAGAGAACGGGATCACCACCATGGAGCAGATTAACGCCGGAATGCGTGTTGCCCGCAAACAGGAAAAACCGTTCATGCCGTCGCCGGGACAGTTCGTCGCCTGGTGCCGTTCTGAACAAGCTGTTTCTGCTGGACTGCCAGATGCGAATGAACTGGTTGATATGGTCTACCAGTATTGCCGAACTCGCGGACAGTACCCCGATGCAGAGTCATATCCTTGGCCTGAGCACAAAGTCATCCCGGCCACGCTGAAGCACAAAGCCTGCTACTGGATGGTCACGGGACTGTACACCGATATGCGCGCAAATAGCCTCAGCGATTCAGAACTGCGTCGTAAAGCATCGGATGAACTGTTGCGTATGGTTCGTCGCTTGAACGCCGGAGAAACGATTCCAGAACCGGTCAAGCAGATCCCAAAACTCGGCGGACGTCCGCTAAGCAACGAGCAGGGGTTAAACAAAATTGCTGAGATTCGCGCGAAGTTCGGTTTGGGAAGAGGGCGGAATCATGGCTAGAGCATTTTCAACTGCTGAGCGCCGGGAGTATGTCCGCGCAGTGATTCGTATCACGAAACATCAGGGGCGCCTGACGACCAGCGATGCAATGAAAAAACTGGGGTTAAGCCGCGATACCGTCCTGAAGTATTTCCGCGAGGCGGAAGCCACTGGCGAAGTCGTTCGTCATGGCCGATCCGGTTTATTCCGCGACCAGCGCGCCGTTATCGATTTTGACATGAAACGATTTGGTCTGGTGCCGAAAGCAGTTGTTGGGATGAATTACAGCCTGCTTGGCAGTCCTGTTTTTCAGCGAGTTTTAGATGTTCAGGAGGCTATTCATGGCTAAGAATTCTATCGATGTATACGGTGCCAGCGGAAAAACAAACGTGCTCAACTTCGAGCCTGAAAACCTGCACCTGGTCACCGATAAGACCCATCCACTTTACGATGAGCGTGTACACCTGCCGATCGACGAAGGGATGGTCCTGAACATTGCGGAGCTGGGTGTACTGGAGCCGATCATCGTCTGGAAAGACCCTGAAACGGGGCTCACCTGCGTAGTTGTTGGCCGTCAG